TTGACTATATACAGAGAGGTACAAAATGACGGAGGAGCATGTATTCCATAACTTAGAACGAGTAGATGAGAAAACAATTACATTTACAATGTCACCAACCGAAGTTACATATGCAAATTGTCTTCGCAGGGCAATCCAAACAGAGGTTGTTACACTAGGCTTTCGTGCAGATATGACAGATACTGGAACAACAAGTGATGTAAAAGTTCTGAAAAATACTACACCTATGTCAAATGAAATGTTAGCAGATAGAATAGGTTTATTATGTTTAGGTATTCCTGAAGGAACAGATATTGAGAATTGGGATAAGGATAGAATTCTCTTTCGTCTCCATGTTGTAAATAAACAAGAACAAGTTGGTCAAGTATCGGCTGATATGTTTGAGTGTTGGGAATTGGTTCCTGGCTCAACAGAAAGAAAGAGAATTGAAAATACTGCTTTCTTTCCTAAAAATCCTATTACCGGAGATACATGCTTGATTGCTCTTTTAAAACCCTTTCTAGAAGGACAGGCAGCAGAAGAAATTGAAATAGAAGCTCGGGCAACACCTGGTCGTGGACGTGAACATGCTCGTTTTAATCCTTCCTCTCAATGTTCATATAGATATACTCCTGATACAGATGAAGGAAAGTTGGCAGAATTATGGGAAAAATGGCTTATTCAGAAAAAGGTGAACAAGAAGGATCTTGAGACACAGACTGACAGAAAAGAAGCATTAAAAAGGGAATTTAATACACTGGAACGATTTCGTTCTTATTTAGTTGATTCAAGAGATGAGCCATTTAGTTTCGATTTTACAGTTGAAACTGTAGGAAGTATGTCACCCGAAGATATGGTATATAAGGGACTTGTAGCATTATCATCTGTTCCAGATAAATACAGCACCTTGGATGTAAATGATTTACCAGACAATGTGGAGATTCGTCCTGCAGATTCAAATATTCGAGGCTATGATTTTGTAATTCAGAATGAAGACCATACACTTGGAAACATGCTCCAAACATGGATAGTAGAAAATGATGATAGTGTTGATTATGCTGGATATAAAATTCCCCATCCTTTGCGAGATGAATTAGTTATTCGATTGGGTGTAGAAGATACAAAGAAATTTGATGAGATGACTGCTCGGAGGATTCTTGCAAACGCTGCTAGAGAATGTTCAAAAATGTTCCTAAATATGTCTGTTGAATGGGCATCCTTTCTTCGTTCCTCCGGTGCTTTTGTGAAAGATGCACCTATGCCTGGACCTGTCACGCCCTGGAAAGCACATGCTGCTATGAAGCAGAAGCAAAAGCAAAAGGTCTAATAGATGAATGTCTTAGATATTCCTGCATACTGTATAAATTTAGATAAACGAAAAGATCGCTGGGTCAAGTTCTCCGAACAACCTGCTATCAAAGAAATGACACAATTAAAACGTTTCTCAGCAGTTGACGGCTCAAAAATTAATATTTTTGATAATGAATTAATTAGTACAAAAACAGTATATAATATAACAAATAAAACAAGACGAAGTCATACTGAGATTGATGCTGTTGGAGCAATTGGAGCGAGCATTAGCCATGCAACTGTATGGAAAGAGTTTTTAGCTACAAATAAAGAATATTGTATTATATTTGAAGATGATATAATTGTTCCTGTATCATTTAAGGACATGATTCGAACAGCATCGGAATCTCTGCGTGATTTGAAAGATGAATTTCACGTTTGGTTAATTCATTATGGAATATTTGTGAATAATACATATAAGCTAGTTCAAGGAGATTGGCTCACACCTACTAAATTTTTTGGTATGGGATGTTATATTCTTAGTCGAAAAGGAGCTGAAAAACTTCTTCAAAGCGTATATCCAATTGAAATGCATATAGATGCATATATACAAACAAAGGCAAATATTGGAGATATTCTTCTTGTTATACATAAACAGGTGTATATTCCCTTAAGAAATAGTAAATCAAATATCCAGCATGGAAAATGTGATTTGTGTAATATCCCTGATAATATAAGTAACACAAATATAGAAGTTGTAAATAAATATTACCTGTATGGAGTAATCGCGTATGCTGTTGCAATGACTAGTTATTTAGTTTATAAATATATTTAATAAAGTAGAATGAAAAAAGAAACTGTTTTACCGTTAGTTGCTGAATTTTTTGGGACTTTTTTATTATTACTTGCGATTTTCTCTACAGGAAATGCTCTTGTCATTGGATTAACACTTGCGTTTAATATTTGGGCATTAGGTAGTATATCTGGTTCTCATGTAAATCCTGCAGTATCTCTTGCATTTCTTGCGAAAGGTGATATTACATTCATGGAATTTGTATTAAATACATTGGCTCAACTTTCAGGAGGAGTATCAGCATGGTATGCATATAAATATGTACAATAATGGGGCAATTAATTATTTAATTTAGTTGCACTGCAATTAAATTAAATAATAAGCGATAGATATTTTCTATTTTCTATTTTCTATTTTCTAATTTTTAATCAACATTCACGTTTGGTGTATCTATGGAAGAGGAGGGAGGAGCAGGAGCAGCAGGCTTTTCATCAACAGGAACACCATTATATCCAGGAATCTTCTCATTAGGATGTGACTCGGCATATTCACGAGCAGCCTTTGCCGCTGCTGCTGAAATATCAGGTGTAGCCTGGTCCTTATATAGAAACTTAATCGCGGGTGCTACCTTCTCATCCACCTCTTTTTGCTTTGCCTCGTATACATCCTTCTCCTCCATAGGGTGAGACTCGCACCACTTCAGAGCGTCTTCTAGAGTGGTCATTGCCTCCTTACAGGAGTCATCAAAGTTATCCTTCTTCTCAGTCATATTATTCTTAGATGTATATAAATAAGCTTCTAGCTTATTCTTTGCCTCCACCTTCTCAAACATTGCCTTATCCTCTGCCTCATACTTTGCCGCCTCCTCTACCAATTGCTCCACGCGCTCACGGCTCAAACGACCCTTATCATTTGTAATAGTAATCTTATTTGACTTACCCGTGCTCTTCTCAACAGCAGATACATTCAAAATACCATTCGCATCTACATCAAATGTCACCTCAATTTGAGGCTGACCACGCCCCATAGGAGGAATATCATCCAATTGAAACTTGCCTAAAATGTTGTTATCTTTTGTGAACTGACGCTCACCCTCAAATACTTGAATTAACACACCTGTTTGGTTATCCGCATACGTACTAAATGTCTGCGTAGCCTTCTTAGGAATAGTCGAGTTCCTCTTAATGATAGGAGTCATCACACCCCCAGCCGTCTCTAATCCAAGAGATAGAGGCGCAACATCAAGAAGAATCACATCCTGGGTGCGAGAACTACCGCCAGACAAAATATGTGCTTGAACTGCTGCACCATACGCTACTGCCTCATCGGGGTTCACACTGTCATTTAGCTTCTTTCCATTAAAATACTCGGTGAGGAGCTGACGAATACGAGGAATACGAGAAGAACCACCCACCATAATAATCTCATCGATTTGGTCCTTTGCGAGCCCAGCATCCTTCAATAAGCCATCAAGGGGGGCAACAGTTCGCTTAAACTGTGACTCGCACATACTCTCGAACTTTGCACGTGTAATAACACACTGGAAATCAACGCCCTCGTATAAAGAATCCACCTCCACAGTTGCCTGTGTTGCTGAGCTGAGCGTCCTCTTAGCACGCTCACACGATGTGCGCAGACGACGAAGGGCGCGTGCATTTCCAGATACATCGTGCTTAGACTTCTTCTTAAACTCATCTACACAATATGTAACAAGAGCATTATCAAAATCCTCCCCGCCCAAATGAGTATCACCTGCTGTAGACTTCACCTCAAATACACCCCCGTCCAGCGTTAACACACTCAAATCGTGAGTCCCGCCACCGCAATCAAAAATTAGCACGTTCTGCTCGCCTTTCTTATCAATCTTGTCTAGACCATACGCAAGTGCTGCGGCAGTAGGCTCATTGATAATACGAAGGACGTTGAGACCCGCAATTGCCCCAGCATCCTTTGTCGCCTGGCGCTGGGCGTCATTGAAGTAGGCGGGAACCGTGATTACGGCATCCTTTACTGTAGTTCCCAAATATGCCTCAGCTGTTGCTTTCATCTTTTGGAGAACTGCTGCCGACACCTCCTCAGGTAAAAACTCCTCCTTCTTTCCCTTCCACTCCACTTGAACCTTAGGTTTTCCAGTTGAATCCTCCTTCACGGTAAAAGGCCATAACTTCATCTCCTTTTGAACAACACTGTCATTGAATGAACGTCCAATTAGACGCTTTGCATCAAACACCGTATTTGTTGGATTCGTAGCAGCCTGATTCTTAGCAGCATCACCAATCAAACGCTCATCAGCAGTATACGCCACATAGGAAGGAGTTGTACGATTTCCCTGGTCATTCGCAATAATCTCCACGCGCTCATTCTGCCACACTGCAACACAACTGTACGTAGTTCCCAAGTCAATACCAATCGCAGACATTTCTTCTGATAGAGTTATTGTGTATAGCTTTTAGGCCGTTTAGCTTCATTTTTTACAAAAAAATATCTTACCGTGAAGTAATACTATATTTTATACATTCACGGTACGCATATGCTCTAGTCGACTATCTATTAATCCTTGTCATATTTCCTCGTTTTGTCATCTTCATCTTCCTCTTCTGTTAGAAATTTATTAGTTTCTGTAACAGGTGACTCATTTCTCAGATGACGCATTAAATTCTTTTGCTCTTCAAGCGCAAGTGTATTCATGTAGTCTACAACAGTACCATACGTGGTAGGATACACATTCCCTGCCTTTAAAGAATCAATATATTTTCCATGAAGTGCATACATGTGAGGACGAAGCGATACATGATAGTCCTTAAATGTATTTGCTTTCAACTTAAATACCTGTGTATATGCATTGAGTAATAATTGAGTTATATTACGGAATGCATTCTCGCATGCCCATAACTCTTTCTTATCTTCTGGGAAATAACGTAAATACTCTTTTGTCATATGTTCATTGCGCAAACGAAGGAAACGCTCGTACATCTGGGCTTCAAAACCACGAAGTGCCCTCACTTTCATATAATTACGAGTACGTACTCGTATACGTTCAGACGTCGTGGTGCTTTGTAAAACTAATCCCTGCCAAACATGGCCTGTGGGTGATGGGTTATATGTACGGAGAAGGTCCAGTTCTGTCTTTGTATCACTTAGTACACATGTCTCATATACACGAGGAGCGAATACCCTGAATGCAGATTCCCATGCTGAGGGCTCATATAATATAGTTACACTAGCATCGTCGTTAACCTTTCCTACATGAGTAACATATACTCTAGGTTGAGCAAGTGCAGTAACTGTCTTATGTTCTGGATGTTGAAGGAGTAAATTTACAAAGGAACCTGGGGATAGGGTCTGAAGGAATGTATTGGTGCCGCCAACTGATACAGTTGCATCTTCTAGTAGCTGAGCAAACGTGCGATCCGTATAAAATTTATTTGTAGAGCCGAGTACACTGCGTGTTGCAGTTGTAAGATTTCCATCTGCCCCATAAAATCCCTGAATCATAATACCATCTAGAAACTCTGATACTTGAACTTCAGAATTTAAAAGACGTTTTGTAGACTTTACGGGAGCTACAGATACAGGTCTATTTGTTTGTGTATTCCATACCACAGAACGAAATGAACATACATGGAGTAAATCCATATTAGAAACTCCTGCTGTATAACGGATAATGACAAGAGGGTCATTTTTCTTGATAATACGAAGCTTACCCCCTTCATCAGAGGTAAGATATTTCTCTAATGAGGCCCATGTAGGATAGGTTGAAACAAGCGAAGCAAATACAGAAAGTGTATATGACATTTGTAGTTAAGTACTTTTTGGTACAGTCAGTGAAAAAATCAATTTTTGTTTACATATCCTTCAATAGAATGAGCGAAGAAGGCTCTTCAGCAGGATTAGAAGTAGGTGATAAAATAATGATTATGGGTGGAGTTCTTGATAGAACAGTAGGGGTTTTATATGGATTTCGCTCAGATCGTATTTTAATTCAACCAACGGGGGTAACCGATAGTGTTAAGCGAATTCCTTTAACATCTGACCAAGTTCCTGAAGAAGAACTTGGTATTCAAGAAATAAAAATTATTAGAAAAGTTATTCGACCAGGGTTTGTATGTCTTGTTGACATGAAGGCTGGATATATAGCTGAAACATTTGGACCAAATTCTATCCCTACCGGCATATTTACAATTGAATCTGTAAATGAAGAGGATGACTCTGCAGTATTTAAGACAGAAAATGGTGAAATGTTACCCGTCGAATTTGGCTTTACAGGTATACCAGATGGTATGCCATTTGAGGTAATTCGTGTTCGAGAACCACCTCCGGTGGAAGGAAAGGAAAAAGAAGGTGAGGAAGGACAAGAGACACAAGAAGGACAAGAGAGACAAGAGACGCAAGAAGGACAAGAGAGACAAGAAGGACAAGAGAGACAAGAAGGACAAGAACAAACCGATGATGAAGATTTTGTAATTGGAAATATTGTTGTCCTTCCTAAACAAAAGGTTATCGGTCAGATAGGTTCAGCATTTAGAATTGTACAAGATGTATTTCAGCGACAAGACCTTTTAAGTCAATTAATTCAAACCCTTCCTTCAGATAAACAAAGGGATCCGCTTATTTTACAAGAAATACGTCGTAGAGTTGAGTTACTTCTCAGTTTACGAAATAAGGTTGTAGAGTATGGAAAGACGGGTGAGCCGTTAGGCTTAAAACTTACAAGTGTATCGACCGTTTCTGAACTCTTAGAACAAACATATGTCCCACTTTCTAGGAAGGTAGTCCCCCTTACAAAAGTCTTATATTCAATCCATGATCCAACAAAAGAAGATGAGATTCCCTATGAATTGGAAAATGGTAAAATACAAGTTGAATTCCTTACAGATATTGTGAAAGAGGCAGCCGTTAAGATGGAACAAATGGAAGTTGAAGATGAAGTACCATCCATAGGTTTACCACAATTTTTCGTAAAAATGGAAGGATACAGAGAAGCTATTCAACGTCCTTATCTTTTTAAGGATGGTAAACCTCTAACAATCGACCAAGAAGTATTTCGTCAACAACCTCCTTATGCACCTACAAAAGGTGTTCCTGGCTTGATATCATCAACTCATATTGTACCGGGCCCCCCAGCAATAAAGCCAATACCATATTCTATTGTTCGCATGGTCAAACCTCGCATAACACGTTTTATGAAAACAGATGAACCATTAAAAGTAGTCGAAGCAGGTGAATCGCCTACATATACACATAATCTATTATTTCCAAGGTATGCCCTTTTAGAATTGGATGAATTACCTGTTGGGTATAAGGAAAAGAATCAAAAGAAAGAGGCAATAAAAGTGCCACATTCTATTCTTCGTGAATTTGGTTCTATACGTAGTGGTTACTTATCACAAGATGTTAGTTTGGGTATGACACCTCCCGAACTCATGAGTAATATTCTAAAAGAACTTGGTCCACCCGATGAATTTCCAAGTGCAGAATCTATTCTTAGTTTTGGTATTCAAGGCTCTATCAGCGAACACATTGAATTAAAAACATGGTTAAAAGAACAAACACTCTTTTTATATGGTATTGGAGATATATATGAAAAATTAGCTGGATATGCCCTTCAGAATATTGAATTCGACGTTTCACAACATGAGGTTCTTCTTGAAAAGGTAAAACAGACATATGCTGCATTACGTATTTTTTTAGCCGACCAACAAGAAAAGAATAAAGTAAAAGCAACAAATATTGTTTTTAAAGCACAAAATCTTTTACCAGAAGCAAATGAAAAACGTTTACGTGGGAAAGCAACAACAGAACCTATTTTAAATGAAGAACTTGATATTCTTCGTGATAAAATTGGAACGGACTTGTCTGATGTAGGAATGAATTGGTTTTCTTATATATATCTAAAAGTTCCTGATTTACTTCTCTCTGTAATGGGTCAACAGGCATCTCTCGTTACAAAATATAGGAGAGAACATATCCGAAATCTCTTTTTAGGCGCAATGTTTAATGAATATTATGTTAAAAAATTACAGCAACAGTATGGTATTATTCCTACTTTAAATAAATGTAGACACGTAAAAACCTTACAGAATGTATATAAACCATCCCTTTCGGCAAATGAAACACGTGATGTTACGAAAATGAAAAAATATATCAATTTACTTGAAGAGTTTAGGGGTGATACACGCGATAATTGGATCTGGTGTCGTATTTGTAAAGAACATTTAATTTGTCAACATGAATTACTTTTGATTCAAGAGTATCTTCGCCCTAAAGAAAAAGAAACACTTCATAAGGAATTACTTCTCCACTTTTCAGGTGGCCAATTTGCTGGAAAGTTTATTTGTAAAGAGTGTGGAAAAGCAATTTCCGACCTTGATTTTGATACAAGTGTTGAATTTGATGATCAAGGACGACCTATGATGGGGCGTGCTGTAATGGAAGATAGAGAGGAAGAGGAAATGCAACGTATACAAGGTATTTTAAATGGCCCAACAACATCCGAAGTTGAATTTGTTGGAGAAGAAGATGATGAAATATCTACAATAGAAAATGCGTTTGATAAAAATCCTGAGATGATTTTGATGTATAAGTCTTTAAAAACAATTATCGATAAAATAGGAATACAAGTAGGACTTGCCAAATATAAGGAAATGGTAGCACACTTAAATGAATATTTAATTACAATTCCAAATCGAACAACATATATTGAATTAAAAAGAGTAGAAGGAAATCCTAAACCACAGGACTATGATGTATACAAAGCTATACGATATGTATGTGCTATAGCATGTGTTGTCCTTATATTTCTCCAAACAAGTATTCCAGATTTCACAGGATATTTTACATCAATATGTGCAGGAGGATTTATGGGATTTCCTCTTGAATCAGATGAAAAAGAAGATGGTATTGAATGCGTAGCAACCTTAGTGAGTAGTATAGACGATAAAGAATATCCATGGAATACGTCAACCTTGCAAAAGTATAAGGATCATGTGAAAAGAAGAACAGTGATAAAGCCATTTATAAAGGGGTTAATGAAAGAGTATTTTTTACAAGTAGGAAGTAATCAAGGGCTTTTTAAAAAGAAACGAGAGTATTTGAAAGAGTTATATGGAACTCTAGGTGGTCCAGGTATCAAACGAGATTCTATTTCAAAAACATTTAGACCTATCCCTTATTTATTAACAGAAGAAGAAGCTGCAAAAGCACCTGTTTATTCAGCATCTGCATCACCCGAATTAAAAGCTGCTGGGTGGATACTTACAGCACATTCTATAGCAAAACAAACAGGTGGCACGAATACTACAACATGCCTTCATCCTATATCTTCTCCTGGGGGATTTTGGGCATCCCAAACTCTTCCTGCCCTTCCTCCTAAAGTAGCTACAATTGGAACACATACGCCTATTCTTGTAACATCATTCAAACCTACTTTGCGAGAAGAACTTACAGGGAGTGTAAAAGAGGCAGATTACTATAAACTATTTATGGAAGTATGCTATCGTGGTGATAATAAAGGTCTACCACATGAACTTGGAATTGGATTAACATGTTTACAATGTGGACTTTCTTTTCAGGAAAATCCTAGGCTTCCTACGGTTATGAATGCAAATCCATCCATTCAGCGACAAGAAGAAGAAACAGCACGAGCAAACAAACAAGCATTTTTACAATCAAAGGGAGTTGAGATAACAAAACAAACGTTTATTGATTTACTAACAACCGCTCATCGTCGACTTATTGTTAGTCTTCCTCCACGCCCAAGTCTTCCAAATATAATATCTATGTTTAGTCGTCTTCAAGAATTTCCTTACCCACCCTTTCAGGGATGGAAAGAAGTATTAAAATCAACACAAGCTGCTATACTTGAAATTACTTCTCCAAATAAGACTACAATTGCTACTGCGGCTGATAGTCTTGTCCAGAATACCGTAGAATTAGAAAAATACATTCAGGCACGAATTCCATCTGCCTTTCAAGCATTTGCATCTATTGTAGAACAACAACCCCGTGAATGTATGGAATCTGTTCGCACATATATCCTTGTTCCATTTCAACGCTGGATTCAGTCTACCAATACATATGATTCCTTTAAACTCCTTGGGACTTATGAGATAAGCAAGGAGACACAAGATGATATAAAAGGCTACTATGAAAAAAATAAGAAGCCGGTTCGAGTAAAAGGATTAGGCCGTCATTTACAACCTCTTTCGAACATAAAGTTGGAAGGGCTTCTTCTTTTAAAAGTAAAAGAACTCGTGAAAGAGATATCTTATATTACAAATTATATTCTTCCTTTTTTACGATCTATCCTTATACCGGGAGGTAGTTATATGGTAACATATATTCAACGTGCTATATTAGCTGGTTCTATAAAAAGATACATGGACCCGCATTCCATACCTGAAACAGAAGAAGAACTTGACACAACAGTAAATATACAAGTTCTATATACTGCACTTTCGGAGGCAATGGAGCGTTTTACAATGAGTAATCGTATTCCGACAGAACAAGATATACGAACACGCCTAGAAGAACGTGTCGAAGCTGAGAAACAAAAATTTATTGGAGAAATGGATAAGATGTCTCCACAAAGAAAAAAACTCGAATTAACAATGAAATCACTTGGTATTGGAAAATGGGCTGTAGGTGGGACAGCCGCTATTAAACAATATAACCCGGAACGATATGAAGAAGAAAGAATTGAACGTGCACAAGCTGGATTGGTCGATTATGTGACAGTAGGAGAGGGGCAAGAAGTAGGTGACCCCCTTTTTGGAATTATAGGGGGTGGCGAAGATGTAAATGATGGGTACGACCATGAACAAATGGCCGAAGAAGATTATTAATACTGGTAGAGAGTGAAATGTGGATATTCTTAACAGCAGGTATTTTATATATAGTTGGAGTTGCTGTAATACTTTTTATAAAACCATCCTTTATGTTTACTCCGGATGGAAGATGGAAAGAGTTTGGCATCGGAAAAGGAACGGAGAACTATACTACCTTTCCTTTTTGGATGTTCTGCCTTGTTTGGTCATTTGTATCGTTTAGTATTATTCTATTTTTAGAGCCAACATCATCAATTAATCTTCCCACGGTCGAATATGACCCGGCTGAAGATGTAAAGGGGGTTGAATTACCAAAAGGATATTATGTTTTAAATAAAAAAGCCACAAGTTTATCTGGTGTTCCTAAATATGTATATTTAGGACCTGAAGAACCTTAGCAGACACCTTGAAGGCCAAGTACTACATATAAGGGAAGCATTGACATCCAAAACATCCAATATAAATATACTATAGCGGTTTTATTCACCTCGCTATAGTATACAGGAAGAACAGCTTTGACGATAGATGAAAAGAATTGAAGCTTAAGATGTTTATTATCATCTGTTGCTTTTGCATATTCTTCGGGTGCCCCTTCGCGACTAATAGGAAGACCTGTGAGTGGGCTTATTGGTTCTGAATATCCAAATGCTGATAGAATTGGTATAGATTCTAAAAATAGAATAAAAGAAGCAAATGCTGTTGATAATAATACTGTAATATTTGTAATTGCTGACGTTGTTATACTTGTTGAAGGACACACGGATGTTTGAAATATAAAACTTATAAGTAAGGAAATTCCATAAGCAACCGGTGGGATAAGAATGAGACGAACAAATTCTGTTGAAATAGAAAGTATAATTCCTACAGATACAATCCCTATCAATGTTGCTCCTAAAAGACTAAATATAACTTTTGAATATTCTTTCATGGCAGAGGACGTATTTGGTTGTTTGATTGTATTAACCATTCTAAAGGGTATTATTACTTTCATAAATTGTATCAGCCGAGTTAGATGGAAGGAAAGGAAGAAACCCTTGCCTCGAGCGTATCATCGGCATTCACTTCAGTTGTTGATAGTTTAACGTCTATAACTGCTGCTGATCCTGCTGCTGATCCTCCTGCTCCTGTTGTTCCTGCTCCTGTTGTTCCTGCTCCTCTTGTTCCTGCTCCTGTTGCTGATGCTCCTGCTCCTCAAAGGCAACGCCGTGAAAAACGTGAAGTTCCTCCAAAAGATGCAAAAACATTCTTTCAATCTATGGCAATAAATCCTAAAAAGTATGGATTTAGTCCTACCGGTGATATGGCAATTCTTACCCCAACAGGAGAAGTTGATACCACCCTTCCTCTTCCAAAATACAGGGAAACCACTCCTGAAGAAAGAGCAGAGTATGATACACATATTCGCGAAGAGATTCGTTCTGTTGAAAAAGAGTACGATGAATCACTTCGAAAATTAAAAGAGGCACTTACTCTTTGGAAAGAAACGGGGATAAATACGGATGCAATTCAATATCAAAGGGATTTAATTCGCCTTGATGCAAAACGTTCCTCCCTTCGCTCTCCTCTTCGGTGGGTAACTTCTTACAGAAATATGGATAGAAGAAAACTTCTTCTTAATTCAAAACAACCAGATTCAAAAATTGGACACCCGGTATATTCTCTTTCTATTCAATCCATTCCCTTTAATAAAAGAGTTGTTGAATCTACAGGTGATGAATCTGTATCAGGTACAACTGTTTCTAAACCAGAAGTAAAAGAAGAAACATTTATTGTCTTTTCCCTTCCAAGTGAAGATGAATATGGTATTTTATCTCCCGAAACACCAATGGATATAACATATAATGGGACTCGATATAATAGTATATTACAGGCATTTCATGCTGAAAGAGTAGGGCAATTAGGAAATCAAGGTCTCCGAACAAGTATTTTAAAAACCACAAATCCTAAAACAATTCGTTTTATGGGTATGTCTGTGAAAGGTGTGATTGAAAATCCGTCTTCAAGGGAACTCCTTATAAGTATTGTAACAGAAGCATCCAAACAGGATGCGCGTATTGTTCCTATCTTACGAAAAACACTAAGTGATTCTTTAGTGTATGCTGAAGCAAAAGATAATCTCCTTGGAATAGGTTTACCCGTTGATGCAAAAGAATTAGTTGTTCAAAGAGATGAATGGAAAGGTGAAAACCTTTTAGGGCAAGCATGGGAAGTTATTCGAACAAACCTCCCTAAAGAAGATGAAAAAGTTCAAGAAGGGGGTGCAGTCCTTGAAAAGGCCCGTACCCTCGACGATGTGAAAAAAGAAAGAAGTCATGTATTAATGGGTTATTATAGAAAAGGCAAAGCTTATCCTTGAATAGGATAATCCTGTAAAGTTGTTTCATTCGCATCGCAGTCTACCTCATGCGATTCATATGAATAACATGTGTTATTATGGTCACGGTACACTTTTGTATCCTTATCGGATGGGTGAGGATATTGATGAATAAGTTTCTTTTCAGGTTTATAAAAATGTGCAATCACCCATCCAATTGCTAGACCAGCAAGAAGAGGAACTAATTTAAAATGCCATATACCAATATCCATCATTCTATTAGTAAAGAATGTTTGAAGTACTTAAGACAGATAAATTTAATATAATATTTAGTTTCTTAATTGGATTTACTATAATGGTTTTAACTATACCTATGTGCAAAGATGACGCGTGTATTATTAAAAAAGCACCATCGATTGATGACATGAAAAAGAATACATATAAAATTATGAATAAATGTTATCAATTTAAACCAAATGTTATAACATGCCCGGCGGAGGGTTATATTGAAGCATTTGAAGGGCTGCGTAGGAACTAAAAAGAAATGGAAAGGAAATCTGTATAGATACAAATGGCAAGTGCAGGTACTTTATTAGAAGATTTAGGGAATGATACAAGTGGTGATAACGACCTCGTTCAAAAAATATTA